TCGGAAACTGCATTGTTCCAACTCCCCTTAATGTTCCTACCCCTGAAATGCTTAAATTTGCTTCTGAATAGCCAGCCGTTCCAGAGGCACCTACAGCCAGCGAATTTAGCACCGCATAATTCCCTCTGCCATTCCCACTGTCGCTGTAGTTCGCCGGAACATCCAGCATGCTGTCGTACGTCCCACCAGCCGTCAGTGACACGTTGTTTACCGTCCAAGTATTGCCATTCCCAGAGGTGTCTGTTCCTAGAGCCGCCGGTGATGTCGTATTGCCAAACTTGAGGTAGAACCCGTTTGTTCCGTAGGTGCCAACGTACTGCTTAGGGGACCACACGCCAGTCGTGGACTCGATTTGACCGAAGGACGATGGAGTCAGTGCTTGACCGTCGATGAAGTTGACTTCTGTGAGGTAGCCGTCGAAGTAATTTTCAGTATTTGCTGCTCCAAGCTGATGGGCAATCGCAGTGTTAAAAACAGTATTTGCAGTTGTCCCTGTAGCAACGGATGCTTGATTAACGTAAAGCGTTTGAGCTGCTACATTTTGAGTATAAACAATATGATACCAAGCAGATGGATCTCTAAATACAGCCGTTGAAGCAGCAGCAGAAATTCCATTAAGATTTAGACTTAATTGATCTGAATTATTAAACGTAAGAAACGTGTTGGTGCTTGCTCCAAACAACCTGTATGCGCCTGTCAATGCTCCTCTTTTTACCCATGCAGACCAAGTAAAGACGGTTGAGCTTGTTGGCGCTGCAAACGTCCTGCTTAGATAGGCAGACGCACTTGACCGAAACCGAAGTGAGTTCGTGACAAAGTTTCCGCGCCTGAGACTGCCGAGTAAAGATAACATAGAAGAGAACATAAATTACGTTGTTGCATCGCCACCAACTACCCAGCTATTTGCGGCCACTTTGATTAGCGAAATGACTGCATATTGTCCAGAGGTCTTCGTGCCGTTCTTGCTGTTTACGGCAGTCGTCCCCGGAGTAACCGCCGAAACTGTCACTTGACCAGCGCCAAGCTGCATCACAAGGATTTGTGTGCCGATAGGAATGTCTGGCGTTGCATCTACTGGAATTGTTAGCGAAATTGCAGCAGCGTTGTTTGCGGTGATCAGCTTGCCTGCGTCAGCTAGAGCAGGCGTGTAACTTGTGCCAGTCTGCGCGTTGATCAGCACCGTAGCTGTAGCAATCGGGTTGCGGTTAAGCAAAGCAAACTGCGTGGACGAAGTGATGTAGAGCTGCTGGTTATCCCACTCAATCGCACCAAGCTGGCGCGTGGACAGCAATGTAGCCGCTGCCGTGCTAAAGCTAACTGGATTTACACTTGCAGTGTTTGCCGTAAATGTTTGCCGTCCCGTGTAGGAATTTCCAGCAATCGTAGCGCCGTTTGCTCTGCCTGTTGCTAAAATGCCGGTAATTAAAGATGTTCCAACAACAATATCTTCTTTAACCCCTGATAATGGGCCAATTGCAATTCTTGTAACCCCTGCATTTGCGTTTCCGTATCTGATTGCGCACGGAAAATTGTTTTTTACAGTTCCAGAAAACCAAGACGGGCGAGTTAAAATTGTTGGCTGGCCTGCTGTTCCAACTTGAGTGATGATCCACGGCCCGTTTGCAGCTTGATTTGGAATGGTAGTTGTTGCTTGACTTGAAACAAAAACAGTATCCCCAACAGATGGAGCTATGGAATCAATCGTTAAAACAATATTTGAATTGTAAGTTAACACATTCGGCGTTACCGCCGTATTCATAGTACCAGCAATCGCTGCTGTGATATTGTGGTCTATCGACTGAATTCCGCCCATTGCTGCGCGAGCAGTTTCTTGCGTGATAGCCCCAGTTCCACCCTTGTTAATCGCAAGCGGAGCAGCCGAAGTAAGTGCAGTCTGTAGACCTGCCAATTGGCTCGTAGAAGCGTACCCAGACAGTGCGTCAGTAGTGATGCCGCCGAGGTTGCTAAGGGCTGCTACAGCCGTTGTAGCGCCTGTTCCACCATTGCTGATGTCCAGCACACCAGTCAGGTTGAATGTGCCATTGTCAGTGATTGCGCTTGTTGGCGCGAATGACAGGCCAGACACTTGGCTCGTCATCGCAATGCTCGTCACTGTGCCAGCGCCAAGCTGCGACAAGGAAGCCGTCTCAAGTGCGCTGATGCGACCGTAAGCGTCTACACTAATGACTGGCACCGCTGCGCTGGAGCCTACGTTCGTCAACACACCCGGACCAGCAGTCTCAAGGGCAATGATGCCGTCTGTCGTGATCGTGCCGCCTGTGAGGCCCGTGCCAGCCGTAATGGACGTTACCGTGCCAGATCCTCCAACAGCAATGGCCTCAGTTGTAAGCGCGGTGATTTGACCGTAGATGTTGGTCGTAATAACAGGCACTACCGAAGATGACCCTGCGGTGATGGCAGAGATCCCAGTAGTAGCTAGTGCAAGCGTGCGACTAGTTGAAAGATCTCCACCACCAGTCAAGCCGTTCCCTGCAAGGACACTTACTTCAGACATAGCTAGCTTACTCAGCGAGATAGCCGCGTTGGTAGCTACATCTTCATTCAGTAGCTTCGATGCAGGAGACTGAAACACGCCATTGATGACCTTTACGAGGCCACTGCCGCCCACAGATGGAATGGTTGTGTGAACGTGCGAAGGCTGTGTTGCGCCAAAATTAAACGTGATCGTCTTATTGTTCTGTGTGGCTTTCCCTAAGAACTGGATGTACAAACGATCATTGAGCGCAACAGTAATCTGCGGAAGCACAACAGACGCGATGTACTGAGCAGTTACCGCTGGATCGTAGATCGAGATGTCGTCTGAGGTGGCAAGCCACGTAGCGGTTGTTCCGTCGTACTTAAACACCTTAAGCTGGACAATTGTCTCATTTGACGTAGTTCCAGTTGATGACGCCCAGAAGTTGAAGTCAAATAGCCCGGCTGGGATTGCTGTGATATTCGGATCAAGAACATCAGTGACAAAGTGGACCACTAGGTCATATCCAGTTGTAGACAAATCACCAGATGTATAACTAGTTCCAGTCGTGTCTGATACGCGGCCCAGTTCTTTAACAAGCGTTGGCGTTGTGGGAAGCCCGGTCGTTGGCGCGTCTGCTGCCGTATTGTAGTTGAAGAAGAACATCTGTCCTCCGCCACCAGATCCACCATTTGGCACTGCTCCCGCTATCCAAGTTGACGTTGCCGTATCGTACTGTAGCACCTGCCCATCGAGCGGAGTTACGTTGGTGACAGAAATGCCTTGCAGCTTTGCGACCGTTGGGTTCGGGTAGTTGCCAGACAGATCTCCGCCAGCAGCAGCCGTAGCAGACAGCGCCCCGAGATTAGACAACGCAGCAACAGCAGTCGTTGCTCCTGTGCCACCCTGCGAAAGCGCAAGGGGCGCGGCAGATGTCAACGCAGGTTGAAGTGCATCAAGCTGGGTTGTTGTTGCATATCCGCTAAGCTGGTCAGTTGTGGCAAACCCAGACAACTGTGAGGTAAAGGCGATTCCAGCAATCTGCGAAGTGGTCGCGTAGCCACCAAGCTGTGCCGTGGTCGCAAATCCCGTAATCTGCGCAGTAGTAAGCGCGTTCTGGTTGTAGTTAACAGCTGAAACAACAATATCACTAGACCCAACAACAATCGTGCCGTTTGTGGCTTTTCCGCAGGTGTAGATGTATCCAGACCTTGTGTTGCCTTGACCGACACTAATTGTGACTGCTTGTCCAATTGTTCCGCTAAACCAAGTTGGGCGAGTTAAAACAAACCCAGATACTCCAGAGACATTTGCGGTAGTTGCAATCCAAGGCCCATTCTGCTTTGGATCAGCTTGTGCAGTAAAAAGCAAAAGTGTGCCAACAGAAATCAAAACAAGATCAACTTGTACGCCGCCAAAAGTAGCGTAGGTAAACGTGTTTGGTGTAACTCCCGTATTGGAAGTCCCGGCTTGATTCGATGTGGCAGCTAAATCTACTGCGTAATGACGGGTTGCTCCAGACTGGGTTGTGTTGTCGTAGAACAAGATTCCCTTGCTATCCACGGACAACGCAGCGCCCGCGCCATTCTGTGTAATTGCAACAGCAGGGGCAGAACTGTTAGCGGTAAAGGTGGCAGCGCGGCCTGTCCCGTTCTGCTGTATGGTAAGTGAGTTAACTGCTCCACCAACGCCAATGGTCTGCGCCTGATTAAATGTGTTTGCTTGAGAAAGACCAGCAACAGTTACAGCAGTTCCTGTGCTTGGAGAAAATGTCAGCTTACTCTGGTTGCTAATCCACACATCACCTGCAATGGACGATCCCGGCGCAGGGATAGCCAAAGCGCCCCCAATGTTTGCCTTAGCCTGATCCGTGGTTGCCGCCATAACAAGGCGACCTTCCATTGTCGAGCCAGCTTTCTGTACATATGCAGACAACTGCGCAGTATCAAAAGCAGGCACTTGAGCGGAAGTAATCCCCCCAAGGTTGGTCAGCGCACTGACAGCATCAGTTGCTCCGGTTCCGCCATTACTGATAGCAATGACATCACTGGTTGCTACAGCTCCAATAGACGCAGGCGTGATAGCAGCGATCTGCGCTGATGCCAGAGCTTCGACCTGTGCGCTGCTTGTAAATCCAGATATTTGATCTGTCGTAGCCAACCCAGCGACGATAAGGCTCTTTGCGGCAGTCTTAGTGTCTCCCCCTTGGTTTAAGACAACAATGTCAGCATCGTTGACTATGCTGGCTACGGGAAGTTGAGAGATTTTAATATCAGGCATAGCGACTTAGTATACGAAGTTTTGAACTGAGGATCCGTACCAGTTATTTCCATCGGAGACAAACGGAAGAATATCCAGCGTGCCATTGAACTGTGTAATAACAGGGGCAGTGTTATTCTGCCATTTTACGTCAGTAAACGTAGCTGACCCAACAGCCCCGGATGCAGGCTGCTTAAGATACAATGTAAACGCTTTTCCGGGCGCGGGGGCTGGCATTGTGAATGTTGTGGCTGTTGCCACCGTAAGCGTAGCAATAAGAACCGTGCTGCTGGAAATGTCTAATGTCTGAGATGCTCCAACAGTGCCAAGATTAGTATTACCTTCAACATAACCGTTGATGGTTGGGTTGCTTAATGGACTAATCGAAACCGTAGTAGCACTCGTAATGCGTCCTTTTGTGTCTACGGTAAGTTGAGGGATTTGACCCGCAGCCCCGTAGGTTCCAGCAGTAACGCCACTCGCAGGACGGATTAGGCTAACATCAGCCTTCTTGGTTGTGCCATTCTGGACGATTGGAATGATGTCAGCATCGCTTACTGAAACGGCTGCTTCAAGGTTGGAAATTCTAATGCTCATGAGTTAACCAATGTTAATGCGCTGACTAGCTTCAGTATTAAGAAAATCATTTGTTTGTGTCAAGATGCGAGCACTTGCAGGAACATCTACTTTCTTAAACGCAAATGTCTTAGAGTTACCTCTCACTTGAACTCGGGCAAAGTTTTTGTTTATGTCAAGCGCAGGATTAATGTTCCGCTTTCTGATGAATTGAGTGATCATGCTAGTAAGTGTACACCATGTCTAACTTTTGAACTTGGCCCTGCTGGCGAACAAGAACATCAATCTGCTGCTGAATTGCCGCTTCAGCTAACTGCTCAAACAGCACAGCCTCTTCTGCACGGCCTTCAGACTTGAGGAAGTCAGCAGACACCGAGTTTGCCAAGTAGTCACGAAACCTAGCTGGAATCTCAAGAATCTTCCAGATCTCAGATGTCTGGCTTGATGGTGTTACTCCGGCAGTGACGTTTGTGTTGGCAAAGAAAAAGTTGCCGTTGCTTGCCTTGGTCTTGTCTTCTGCCGCGTAACTTCCTGAGTTTTGAGCAATATCAAAATAAACCTGCGACCCAGCAGTGTAATTCACAATTGGGTCGTACTTAACTCCAAACATGCGCGGCGGAACCAGCCTGTACTGCACAAATTGACGGTCTGCCTGAAATGTCCTTAAGTAGCTTAAGTCATCACCAAATGTCTGGGGCGTCTGATCCGCAAAGTCTTCCACAATGAACTGCACCGGAATAGACCTCGTTGACTGCCTTGGGTCGTTATTGAACACATTCAGGCCGTGAAGCGATCCCTGTGGAATTTGAATCAACAACTGTCTATTGTCTAAAAACAACACCTTTGTCGTAAGTGGCCCGTTTGGCCCGGCATATGTAAAATAATTTGTCTGCGTAAAGTCAGTCTCAATGTCAATTGCCGTGATGTACTCTCCGAGTTCGTCAGTTGCCGTGAGGTAGGTAAAATTGTACTGGTTGTCAGCAATAGAAGTTAAAACATCTTCAGATTCATATGTGAATCCGTAAAATGGGTTTAAAAACTTAACGTAAGATTCTGATATTGTGCCTTTTTTGTAGGCGTCATTCTCGAAGTCTTGCAAGTAAACCCGCTTGAAGTTTGTATCAAAGTTAATCCGAGTTGTGTTTGTGTTTAACTCGTTTTGTGTAAGAAGATCTTCCGCATCTTCAGTCTCAAGCGGTTCATCCGTTTCCGTTGAAAGCTTGTTTGTAGAGGCCTGAATAGACTGCACAGGCATGCCCGGCCAAGTGTACATGCACCGCTGAACGTCTGGCCACTCCTCGCGGTCCCAAATTACAGTAAGCCGGCGCCCAGTGAAATCACGGATTGCTCCAAATGCTTTATCGTTTAGCGTAACGCGATCCAAGCCAACAAGTTGGCAGACAGAAGCAAGAATGTCGCTAAACGGAACGGTCTTCATTGATAAACGGTGCGGGAACGAACGTTGGTTGGTGTCCAGCCAACGTGGATTTCTTTAGTCCCTCCACTATTGACTCGACACTCGGGATTGTCACGCAAAAACTCATCCATGAACGCTTTATCGTTCCAGCACTCGTATCCGAGCTTCTGACCCCAGAAGTGATACGCAGTGGGAGGAATCCTTGCCGTAAGCTGACCCAATCCTTCTATTGACCTGTGCTTCTGCTTATTGATCTTTTCGTTTTGCTTGGCTTGAACTTCCGCTTCAATACGGTTCTTTTGCCAGCCTTTACGCAACTCTTGCTCAAGCTGTGGCACTAAGTCAGTAGGGATTGTAATCATAGTAAAATTGTCCCCGTCTCTCCGAGGTGTCACGCCACTAAGAGGTGCGTTCCCCACAACGCTTCATGTCGCGTTGCCGACGAGGCTGTCTCTCCAGCTAGTCACACCACTAACCAAGGATCTCAATTCAGGCTAGTCCGGTGCTAGCTAGGCAGGTGTCGCAATAAGTGACCCATCGGTTTGAGGATGCCTTCGCACTAGCCTTGACAGGTCTATAATCTCTGTCTCTCCAGAGTGTCACACCACTTCAAGAAACGCTTTCGCGTCGGGGTAGGTGTCACCGATCAACAACTACTAGGAGGAGTAGTCGAATTTCCCGAGGCCGAGCGGGTTGCCGACAACCAAGCCAGCAACTGCTTCGATCAAGCGAGCAGGGCCACCACCGTAATCTGGCAGTGCAGTGACGTTAGCGACGTTTCCGCCGTAGCGAACCTCGATGAGGTTCATGTCAAGCACAAGACCTTTATAAGGAGTAGGCGTCCAGGTTGTGCCGGACACAGTTCCAATGAACGTGGAAGGATGCAAGCGCACCGTTCCGAAGTCGCCCTGGAACACGTCCAAGCTCTGGATGAAGGTGTCAGCCGCAGCGTCACGCTGGAAGGTCTGCACCTTGGTAGCACCAGCAGCAAGCGTGTTGCTGGAGTTGCTGACCGTGGTCAGAGCCGTGGTTCCAAGCAGGCCGGTGAAAGCACGCTTCAGGTCAGTTCCGACGATGGCGTCGAAGCTGGTATAGTGGCCGGTCTGATCGAAGATCGACTTCAGAAGCCCCTGCACACCTGCGTCCGTCAACCCGCTGGATGCACCAGTGAGGATCGAGGTCGTAGGAGTACGGAAAATCGAAGGGATGTCTCCGGGAGTTGGCGTACCAGTACCAGCGTTGCTGATCCAGGTCTGCACACCAGCAGTGCGGTAGGCCTGAGTCGTGCCGTTGTCCTGCTGCGAGAGCTGGTTCGACGTGAAGGTCGCTTCCATGTCACGCTTGATGCCAGTGATGCCCTTGCTGACGTTGTCAGCCAGTTCGTCACGCACACCTGCGACATCAGCGATGTCCTGAGTGAGGCGGGACACGCGCACTGCACGGCGGAACACCTGTGCAAAGTTTGCGAGTTCAGCACGGTAGCCAACGACGTAGTTGTCGTAGGTGGAAACGTCCGTGCCGTCCACCACACCACCTACCTGAGGGGTAGGAAGCGAGTCAGACTGCCAGCGGAAGTACATATTTCCGGGCTTGCTGCCTTTGCGAGCCATCGACGTAAAAGGAGTGTCCTTTGCGTCAACGAGCGCAATCATGTCCATCAAGTCTTCGCGTAGACCGCGACCGCTAAGTTGGGGTTCAGTAAGAATAGCCATAAATAAGAGTAAAACTAAGTTTGATTGTTAAGGACTTACACAAGTCCCATTGCTTTAATCACGTCAGTCATCCCATCTCTTGAATTGTTCCGAATGAACGATTGCTTGGCTTTCTGAAGGTCCGTCTGGGTCGTCCTTGCCGGTGCCGCTTTAATAGACGGCTGTGCAGGGGCGCGTTTGATCGGTGCAGTTGGTTTCTTCTGTGCTTTCTTTTCGCCGTAGGCTTTGATTCCCATAACTAATAATCCAGCAACATGCTTCCAGTCTGCCCTGCGCTTTTTCAGCTCTGGAAACTCACGCAGAATCTGTTGAGCAGTTTGATACTCCTCAGTCTCTGGCTTGCTCCACCAAGGAAAGTCTTTAACTACTTCACCCTCGACGTATGTCTGCTGTTGCAGGTACTCTTCGCGGGCGGGCAGCTCGATTTCCTTGCGCCGAATCGCCAATCGCTTCATGCTGCGAACTTCCTGATCGGTTAAATCCTTCTCAGTTCCATCTGGCAGGGTAATTACTCCTCCATCTGGGTTCTCTTCGCACCACAAAATGACATCCAACGCTCTCTGGCGCTCTTCCTTCACCTGTTCGATGGTGGACAAGCGTTCGACTGCATCGGATACGTCCACCTGTCTTGCCGGGGCCGAAGACTTTGCAGTCTCTAGTTCCCTTTGCAGTTCAGACAAACGCGACTTTTGCGCTTCCAATTCAGCTTGAGCGGCCTTCTTCGCAGCAACTAACTTGTTGATGCGCTTCTGTACGCCCTTGCTTAACGAACTTTCTTCAGCTTCAGCTTCTTCAATGGGCTGATCGGCTTCCACCTCAGCTTCCACTTCCGAGTCCACAATTGGCTCCTCAGTGTCAACTTCAGGTTCAGCCTGCTCCTCTTTGGCGGGAGTCGCCTCCTTCTCGTCAAGGAAACCAGACTTGAGCAGGTCACTAAGACTTTGCTGGTCTAGCAAACCGAGTTTCTGTGCAACGGGTGTCGTTCCTGCCTCCTGACTCCCGGCGTCAGGCTGTGATTGTGCTTCGTTCATGCTAATAGGTAGCAAGTCCTTTATATAATCAAACCAGTAACGCTGGTTAGCCCGCTAGTGGCGTTATGCCAAATCTTCGTTATTAGTCAAGCCATTTAATTCTCTTGCTTGCTTTCTTAATTCAATGAGCGTGCTCAAAGTAAGATTAATCCCATCAGCTTGACCTGCTGAATGTATTCTATCTTCTCCCTTGCAGTCTTTACTTATAGCCATCATCCAGTGCTGTTCTTGCAACTGCTCGATAACTTTAAGCACTTCGCTCCAAGTATTGTTCTTCCCTGAAAAGCCAAAGGCATCCTTTTGATTTTCCGTCATTGTTGAGATACTGGAGTTACACCAATCCGGCCAATCTGCGCGTTTTGCTGCTGCATAACTGACATTTGCAGGCTCTTAACGTAGTTCTCAAACAGCGCCTTGAAGTTCTCATCCTGCTGCAATGCAGCCTGCGCTTTTGGGTTAGACTGCAGCACCTGCTGCGCGTATTGCAGCTTGGTCTGTGCAGCTGGGTCGTTCTCTTGGTACAACGCCTCGTTGCCAAGGAGCATCATGCCGATGTCACTCTGCACGTCCTTGAACATTTGCACGCTGGCCTGCTGTTGGTTGACGATAAGCTCGCTTGCCATTTCAGGCGCGATAGCTTGGATCATCATCTCAGTGAGGCGCGTTCTGTTAAGCACGCCGCCCGTGTCGAGTTGGGCAACCTTCGTAAGAAAATCGATCTTCTGCGCGATGTACTCCTTGTCCATGTCCATCACGTCAAAGCGGACGTTAAGGTCGAACTCGTTGTGTATCTCAGACAAGCTCTGCGGCAACTGCCCACCGGTTACACGCAGGATCTCTTCCGGGCTCATGTACTGGCAGCACAACGCAAACATCTGCCGGTAGATGTTACGCCAGCTTAAGAGCCAGCTATTGACGAGCAACTGCTGCAACATCTGCGTCTTGGCCGGCGGCACAAGCGCATTAAGCGTGCCGAAGTACGCAGCGTGATTGGCTTCCACGCGCTCAATGAGCTTAAACGCCACCGTGGGTTCACGCGCAGGCGGCTCCATGAAGCTGTAGTCCGTAGGGCTTACGACAGGCAACTGTACTCCTGGGCCCACCTTGTTGATGGCACCAATTCGTTTGACGACTTTGATGGGAGGTAGAGTCGAGAAGGCAGTATGATCCCGGATCGAATCGTGCTGGGCTTTGACTTCGTCTTGATCAGTGCTAGCCAACTCGGGTATACCACGAGTATCAGTAATAGCGCGGCGCAACTGTTCACGACGGAATTCAACAAACGGGTATTCGCCGTGAGCGTAATCAAGTCGCTGATGGATAGCCCACGAGGCTGCATCTTCTTTTCGATTGGACGCAGCTTGCGGACAAAAAACGGTGAAGTAGATGGCGGGAGCTTTTCCGTCGAGACTCTTCGTATAAGCATAAACAACCTCCACCATGTTCATGTAGTTTACGCCGTTGTAAACCAACATGGTTGTTGTTGGGAGCAGGTTGATGTTGTAGAAGGTGCTGCTCTTGCCGATCTGCTGAAGCGCACGTTCAACCCAATCTGGATCCCAGCCTTCTGTGGTGATCTTCTCGCGCAACTCAACCTCGGACATCCATGTCCTACGATAGATGACCCGTGATCGCTGTAAGTCAGCCGTCTCCGGCGGGACGATGATTTCATCCCAGGGCTTGAGCGCAACGATCTCAGGAAGATTGCGGCTGACATACTCTTGGTCATACGTCGCTACGCCGGTCGTAGCCATCTCGTTGACCATTCGCTTCGCATTCGCCGCATCCAGATCGGGGATCGCAGCTTGAAGTATCGCAGCAGCTTGATCTGGAGCGTCCAAGATCATCTGTGGCAACTCGGCCAACACAGATCCCTGTGCCTGCGCAGCCATCTGGAAAAGTTCTTCAGCGGTAATCTCCTGTGTAC